CGGAGTGCTCTTTCAATAGCTTCTCTCTCCTCATCGTTTGCATCAGTAAATGTAGTGATAGCAAGTGAAGGGGCTAGACCATTCTTTAGGTTATTGTTATGGAAATTATCTACTTGTACATCCAACTCAATTGTTTTCAATGCACCCATATAATCTGGCAATGGGTAGTAATCCAAACCACTTGTGTAAGGTTTGAAGTAAAGTAATTGAGAAGGTTCAGTTCTATCTCTTTGAGAGAACTTTGGTAGATAAGGAATATCTTTTTTGTAAGGAACTACTGAACGAGATTTAGACCAATCTTTCCAAATGTAGTATCCTGGCACATCACCTCTCATATCCATCTTATGTGCTCTGACATAAGAGAAATCAACGTGATATACTTCAGCGATACTCGTTCTATCGTTAGACCAAATCAACTCAAGAGCAAATCCTCCATAGAGAACTCGGTCTAAAGCTACTTTGGTGAAGATGTCGTTCCAAGTTTCACCTTCTTTGTTGGCTACTTCTAATAGACCTTCATCAATACCTGTAAGTCCTTGACCTACAACTGCTTGATGTTTTGCGTTTACGCAAGTAGAGTGAACGGATGATTTATGGTAGAACTCAATAAGTTGAGTAGGGAACTTGTTATCAGTTCCAAAATATACAATATCACCTTTATCATCTTCAAATACCAAACCATCAGGATAATAGTATTCTCCGTATTTTGGTATGATTGTAAACTTATGTTTGTTTTTTTCCATATTCTTATCCGTTATAAACTACATAGGCTGCGCTTTCATTAGCAGAAGTATACATAGTCCTACTTATGCTCTCCGAAACGAACGCCGTTGTTGTCAATATACCGTTGCCAGTTACAGATGGTATGCCAGGTACTGATGACCAAGTATTACCCATCAAAGACCACTTTCGTGGTTCAGTTCCATAAACTGATATTGATACTACGGTTTCATCCCAATCGTAGTTCTCAAGTTCCCAGTTTACATCTTCTAAATCCCATACAGGTGAGATATCAGTTAATGAATAAACATTAACATCATAACTACCACCATTCAATGGGACTTGTGACTTATTTGTTCCTATAACATAGGAGCCAGTCACATCTACACCAAGAGTAAACCACTTATCGTGTTTACTACCCGTGCCTTGTGCAAAGAACTCATCTTGCGTAAATCTATCAGTAAACTTTATAACAAAAGAACTACCATTAGCGTATGAACCACTTGGTAGTATAGTTGCTGTATTAGATGAAGATGCAAATAGATAAATCATTCAGTTCCTTACTAAATAGTAATAAGAGGGAGTCCGAAGACCCCCTCTATTACATTATATAAATCTTAGCCTACGCTGATACCTGCTAGGACACCAGCCAACGAAGAACCCGAAAGTTCAGATGCTGGTTCTGGTTCTTGACCGCTAAAGGTCAATGTGTATCCGTTAAGGTCACCAAATGCAGTGCCACTCTGGCCTTGTCCACCACTCAAAGACAATCCACGAGTTTGTCCCAACAAGAAGAATACGCCAACACCATCTTCAGAACCGTTGTTTGTTTCAACAACCATTCTAATGTCTGGGTTTTTAGCGAGAACTCTTACTTGGTTACGAGTCGCTGATTGTAGTTTGTGGAAAGGTGCGTTTACGGTTTGTTCGTAAAAGATAGTTCCGTTTTCTACGTTTGATTGAATCGCTTCGGTGAAATCACCAGTTTGGCGAGTCAACTCAAACTTATAGAAAGTACCAGAACCACTTACTTGAGAAAGCAAACCGGTCGTGCCACTTGTTGAACTAATAGAGCCAGAGAGGATATAAATGTTCTTTAATCCACCGGTGTTGTCACGACAACCGAGGGTGAATCCTGATGCAATATCACAAGTACTCATATCTTTCTCCTTTTTATTTTATTCAACAATGATTAGGCTTGGTCGTTACTAACCCAGAACTCTGGATAAGCAATGTTCATACCCATTTTGGTCACTACGCGGTGCTTCAACTTGTCATCATTGATATCATACCAAAGTTGGAAGTTAGAAACATCAGACAACAAATCAGTACCAACTACGATGTGCTTGGCAGGGCCGAGAACCATACGGTTAGAACCTTGAAGACCGATTGTACCAACGATAGTTACGTTTGGAGTAAACGGATGACGCATTGCCATAAAGTTAGAACGATTCTCAACTGCAGCTGGGTCGTAGTGATAGTTGTTTTCGTTACGCAACCAAGTGATATACTTGCGGAAGTTAGTGATTGACATAAATACAGTCAAATCTTCTCTATCTTGTACATCAGCAGACAAGTTTTCCAACATTACATCTACATTGTCACCAATGTTAGTAGAAGTTGGAGCAGAACCTGTGATAGAAACTGGAACAACTACACCTGAAGTAGAACCAGAGATGATAGTTTTCAAACCATTTACACAGTCACCAGCGCCAGTAGTAGCACCCCAGATGAACTGGTCGTTTGCTTTTTGGAAACCTTTTACGATTTGGTCAGAGTACTCTTGAACCAAAGTGAAAGATTCGTTGTATGAACCACCTGGCTGCATAACACCCAAGTATTTCGTATCCAAGTCACGAAGACATAGACCATCGTGAGATGAACGCTGACAAACTTCGATATCGCGTTGTGCGAATGAAGCAGTGCCTGCTGTTGAAGTTACACAACCACGACCATCTACGATGTCAAGGTCTACTTCAAAAAGATTGATTGGTTCTTTGTACTTGATACCTTCTTTTACGGTAACGTACTCAATGGTAGAACCTTCCATGATAGCTTTTACGAACAACTCACCAGCGGTTTCGTTGTTGAAGTTAGCTAAGGTAGATACATCAAATGCCATAATAATACCTCTTTTTTATTAGTTTTTACCTGTTTTCAAAGCAATCATTCTCTCTACCAATGCTTGGTTACGAGAAGGAGCTTGCTCTGTTTTGAACTTGCTGGTCTTTCCAGCGATAGTTTTTTCAGCAGCCGGAGCTGATGCGAAACCCTCGAACTTGGCCTCTAAAGACGCCATACGCTCTTCGTATTTCTTCATCATTTCACCTACTGATTCTGATACTGCTTCTGCAACTGCAGCAACTACTTCTTCTGAAATAGCTTCTTCTACTACATCGGCAACTTCATCAGCAACCTCATCAATAACCTCTTCGGCTACTGCTTCGGCTGGAGACATCTCATCCGCATCTTCATGCTCTGCAAGTGCAGTCTCTACTGCTTCCTCTTCGGCAACTTCTGCTGGTTCTGACTCCTTGATAGCCTCAATCTTACCATCAGCCGTTACGATAGTGATACCACCCTCAAGAGCGTGTTCACCATCCGGTGCTGGTACTTGGCCATCAGCAGTCACAACAAAAATAGCAAGACCTTGTGCAAGCTCATCACCCTCGTATGCAAGGGTAAGTTCGCCGTCAGCTGTCTTTACTTCGCCAAAGGATTGTTCAGTAGATGGCGCATCAACAAGGTTGAAATGCTTTTTTACTAAATCTTTGATTGAACTCATAATCAAATCCTTTTTTTAGTTTGTTTAACAATCTGAACTTGAACGAACCCAATAACCTCATAGTCCTCCGCAGAGGGTGATATCTCGGTATTATGGCACTCGTTCGCCATTCCTTCTATATAACTATTGAAAATCAGCTCGTTCCGTTTTATTCAGTAGTTCATCTATAAAGAATCCCTCAACTGAAAAGCCCTTCACTAATCCTGACTTCACATAGTTCTCCCAAACTTCCTTGTTCTTCACTTTTACCATGCCGTACCAAGTTCCTTTAGGATAGCGTTCCCCATTAGAGTAAATCGTTGACTTGTCTCTTTCTGGGTCTGATATAATCCAACTCTCAACTACGAATACATCGCTCAAAGCAAGGTCTCCGTTGTGTTCAAGGTTGGTACTATCAGTATATTTGTTTTGCATATACTTGTATGCAATCTTTTGTATTGTATCTTCAGAGAAATACACAAAGTATTCTCCGTTCATCTCATCATAACGATAGATGAGTTTGTTTGGAATCATAAGTGGGCCTGCTACGATTTGTTGTTCTGCAAACTCTTGTTTACTGAACCCAGTTCCAATAGCATTTACACCCAACAATCTACCGATGATAGATTCAGTATCTACTTGTGGTGTTTCTTGTACACCTGATGGTGATTGTACTACCATAGTTGAGTCAACCCATCTACCATCACTATTGAGAGAATATTTTACTTGCTCCCAATCGTGTCTGCAGTTCACACCACCTTTGTAGTTAAAGATGTCGTATTGGTTTACACCACCTGGTCCAAAGCCAGTATTCACACCTGCGATAGACATATTGTTGATGTCTTCTTTACGGAATACCTTACCTTGGTTGGTGTAACGAGTCATAAGAACACGACAAAAGTCACGATTCTTATCATCTACTGGCCCATTGTACTTGTAACGGAACTTCGTTGTCGGTGTGTCTAAAAAACTTTCAGTTCTTCCAACACTGCGTTCAGCGCTTCCGCCTGTAATCTTTCCAAGGGGTCTTGCAAAGGTTTCTTGGTCAAATAATACATCTGACTCTGCAACACTATCCAAGTATGATAAAACCTCTTCTAACTCATTCTCTGATAAGTCTTTCCAAGATTTCATTTTAGATTGTTTCCAATCTTCGTATGCTTTTTGTAGAATCTCATCCCACTCTGGCTCGTGTTCTTCACACGGCATATATACGATAAAGTCACCCATTGGATGTGAGTGATATCCACTACATCCTGCGATTACGGCTACTTCTTCAGCTTCTTGCGGAGTAGCGAAAACTGGTAGTCCATCCAAGAACCCCAATAAGTCAAATAGGCCGGATACATAAGAGTATAGTACTCTTTGAACCTCTTCAGTTTGTTCATCATAAAATCTATCTTTCCAATAAGAATAACAAATAGCTGCGGCTTGGTCTCCATCTTTACCTTCACCAATAAGAACGGGAATACAACGAGAAATAAATTCATCTTCAGTTTCTCCTGCTGATGGGGTTACGAATACATCTTTTACTATAAGAGAACCACTTGGTTCGTTGACATAAGGTGCAAGACCACTAACATCAACATCCATTTCTAATTCACCAAGTTCTCTCAATTTGTTTCTTGACCAACCCAATGCAGCTTTACCACCCCAAGCATCGTACATCAATTTACCACAACCTTCGTTGTATGATGTAGATGATTCTAAATCACCTTCGTGTCTTGATAGGTAAGAATACATTCTCTTGATAGTCTCAAGTGAGATGCCCTCACCCTTTGCGAGCTGATGGGCTCTTTGTTTACCTACATCAGTTCCACAAGAACCCCAACCATTTTCTTCTGCCCATTCAACTGCATTCTTTGCATTTGCTCTGACTCTTTCTCCGTAGTCTGCATAAGTTTCAAACTTTTGGTCGGAGAAGTACATCCAATTGGCTTCAATAGCAGGACTCTCTACGAGCGATATCGCATCAACACCTGAAAACTCATCGTTTTCATCAATGTCAAGTTTCACAATTTTTACTGATGATTTAGCCATACATTATCCTTCACTATATTATATCATAAAAACATAAATATGTTACTTTTTATCCACCCAATGTTCTTCTACGATTCAATCTTGCTTCTGCTTCTGCAGCATCTTCAACATCTTGACCAAGAATGTATGCACGCAAGGGGGCACTTGGTGCAGAGAATTGTGGTGTCAATTGAGTGTTTGCTGCTTGTTGACCGATAGGTGTAAACGAACCTTGACCACCCATTATACCCAAGTTGGTAGTTTCACCACCACCTCCACCAAAGGATGGTGCAGATGTATCACCGAATGTAGCACCTTGTATATCAGCAATACTTGTTCTTGTCTTTGCAGCGATTGCCGCTACAAGAGCAATACCGATTGCCGTACCAAGACCTGGCACAACTGCATTGAACTTCTGTGCACCTGCGAATGCCTCAAATGCTGCCTGTGTAGATGTAGTTACTACTTGAGCTATTTTATATTTCTTTGCTTTCTCAAATCCTTCTTCGTTTGACTCATTTTGAGTTGCTAACAAATCACTAAAGAAACCATTTGCAGTTGCAGCAAGTTCAGTAGTTGTTTGATATGCAGTTGACTCAACGAATGCTTCAGTAGCGACTGCAACAAGTTCAGCGTATGCCTGAAGATTAGAGATAGACCTTACCGATGCATCCTCTTGTTGCATTCTTGCGAACTCCGTAGTTCTCTTGATACGATTCTCAAAGTCCTTCTGGCGAGTTTCTTCTGCCTTCTTGATGTCTTTGTCCAAGGAAGCCAATAAAGTCTCTTGTGCTTCTCTAAATGCCCTCAAGGTAGCGATTCTCATTTTGGAAGCAAACTCTTCTTGTTCCTTGATTTCTTGTTCACGTTCTTTCCTACGTTCTTCCAATCTCTTGGCGGCTGCTTGTCTTTGAGCTTCTGCATCCTTCTCTGCTTCATCTTTACGGAAGGTAGCCAATCTTTCTTCTGCAAGAGTTACTTGTCGGATGGCTTCAGTCTCTGCCTCTCTTGCTTGTTTAGTTTCATCACTAAACTGATTAGCCCTTTGAGCACGGATACGAAGGTTGGTTGCCTCATCTTTAGCTGCTTTAGCATTCTTAACTTGTAGTTCAAGGATTTCCTCTTGTGACTTACCTTGTGCATTTGCAAGTTCAATGGCGTTTTGTCTTTCCTTGTTACTTGCCTCAATGGCTTTACTTAATCTTTCGTATTCATCAGCATTGAACTCAACTTGTGTTGTATCATCTTTCAATGCCTTTGTCAAAGCGTAAATACCGGCAGTCACAGCAGCAATAACCGTCACTATCGCAAAGATTGGGTTTGCGGCAAGGACTGTATTGTAGATACGTTGTGCAACAGT